GACGCACACATTCTCGCACATAATGTAACTAGATGTGTGTAACTAGATAATGTATGATCTAGACTAGTATGATATATGATGCATGATCTAGTCTAGATGATAGAATGCGTGTGTGATCTAGTCGAGATTCAATCAGTTATCACGGAAGATGTGATAGGGACGATAGTTGCTACCGTCACTGCAGCAGGTGAAATCATAACGAAAGTTTTGATCCCAGGTTGCCTGCCAATCTACCACCAGATAGGAAGGAACTTCACCATAAATCTCATTGGTAAATTCTTCAGCAAACTCTGCCTCATTGTGATAGTGACCTTGGTAACGCTCATCGCAATCAACAATGTAATCAATACCCATATCAGAGGCAAGAGCATCAACTGCCTCATAACCAATTGCTTCACCACAACGCACATACTCTTCATAATGCTCTACGAATGCCTTCTCATTGTATTCATCAATGAATTCCAGCATATCGGTGAGATTGTAATTCTCTTCCAGAAGTTCATCAATCTTCTCAACAGTAGGAGGATTGAGCATCTCTTTGTAGGAAGCGGAGAGAGTGACGGTCATTGGTCGGTGTTTCAGGAACGAATGTAATGTAACAGGGTTTGGGGGTGCTGTAAACCCCCATTGTGACACTACCTCAACTGTCCACTGGAGGTAGTTTGTATACACTACGTGGGGAAGTTGGTGCAGACAGCATCACACAAGATGCGGGTAACTTCATTCAGTTCATCTTCATCAATACCTTGAAAATAACCGCTGATGATACAATCAATGTCCTCCATTAATTGTTCACGGGCGCTCAACATTTCAAGACGATCCATCATGCTGGGGAATTCCTCAGGAACGAATGTAATGTAACAGGGCACCAGCAAGAAGTCTAGTACCCTTGTGTCAGTTTCTAGAGTGTCACACCAGTTTCTTCATGTGCAGAAATACCATTTGAATAGGTTGCTCCTGAATGTGAAAGAAAACATAGTTAGGATGAACCTCAATGTCACCATCTACAGTGGAAAGATCTACATAATCATCCCCATCATTGTCGGCAATGTAAGGATTTTCATCTGTATCATAACCCACAAAATACAAAGTATCATTCACGGACACAGCATAAGCATCAGAAAGAAGGTCGTGAAATTGGTCAAGAGTGATGGTGGTGCGGGTCATTGGTCGGTGTCTCAGTGACGAATGTAATGTAACAGGGTTTGGAGCATCCTACAAGGGGTCTTGTGCCAGTTTCTAGGGTGTCACATGTATAAATAAATGTAGCTAATGAATTCCATAGAGTTAATTGTTTCTCTGAGTTATCATTGCTGAACTCTCCTACGGGGTCAAGAGTCAGACCAGAAATACTCAATACAAGAAACAAACTCACTAGGATTGATTCATAAGCAGACAATTGTATACTAAGGAATGCCACTGGACTATAAAAAAAGTCCAACCTTATAAGTGGTTTTTGTTGTATCTAAAATTATACCTCAGACAAACTCCTGAATATAATAATCCAAGGGCAATTCTAGCCGTGCTGCTTCACTTTCCCAAGCATCCCATTCTTCATCACTAGCATCAGCAAGAAAGTCTTGGAAAGTATAATCAAAAGCGGGACCACACATAATCGTTTCGGGGTCAATTGCGACGACATGAGTAATATAACCCACCAGCCTCCTCCACCACAAGGGGGTCTGTGCCAGTTTCTGAATCGTCCTTATTCTCAATAAGACCCTCCTTATTGAGAATACATCCAATCTTATAAGTGTCACATATATGCAAATGGGTCGATTTCTTTGATGCTACACTGCACATCTTCGTCGCCTTGTAGATCTAATAATTCACGCCAATTAATCGCATCTAGGTCTAGATCATCATAACACTCGATGTCTAATGTGATGCGTAATAGTTGTTTAGTCATCATGCGTAATGGCGATATGCTAGATCTTGATAATCATGTGCATCTCGTGCATAATCCTCGTCGAGATCTAGTATGCTAGATTCTGCGTATGAGTCCTCGTCGAGAGTATAATCGTTGCTAAATGTATAGTCTAGATCGTAGTCGTCGTACATGAGCTCGTCGAGATTGTATGTTGACTGTAAGATTATAGCATAAAGCTCGACGAGATTGCAATAGGTATGCATGAACTCGTCGAGATTCATAATGAATGTATATATGTGATCTAGTCTAGATTTTGTGTTGATATGTTAACAACTAGTCTAGATCTTATTGATATAATAAAAGAATTATATAATGCTGTGAGTCTCGTCTAGATTTTTATGGGCGCGGGGGGTTGACATTGAGACCTGTGTGTGTTATAATGCGTTCGCTTAGGTCACAAGTCCTGGAGAGGTTATAAGAGTATAAAGAGAGGTTATAAGAGTATAAAGAGAGGTTATAAGAGTATAAAGAGAGGTTATAAGAGTATAAAGAGAGTATTGAGAAAACAATAGCATTATTGATTCTCAATAATATAAGTCTTATTGAGAATAACACAAATGCTAGGGAATGCACATATATACATAAAACACGAAAGTATATTTTTATCTATCCCATGGCATACATCTATTCAATCACAAACCTTGAAAATCAAAAGCTTTATGTGGGTAAAACAACACAACCTAACCCATATGATAGATGGAAACAACATCTACAATTGGCAAGAAGTAAAAATAACTTAAATGAAAATAACTCTGCTCATACTATGCCTATTGTAAGAGCAATCAGTAAGTATGGTGCAGATAAGTTTAAATTCAGAGTATTAGAAGAGTGTATAGATGATAAGGTTAATGAGCGTGAAACTTATTGGATTGAGAAATTAGGATCCTGTGGTAAGAATGGATATAACATTACCCTAGGTGGTGAAGGTGTAAAGAAACCTCGTCAATATTGGGCAAATCATCCACATAGTAAAGCAGTGAGTTGTTATACTTTAGAAGGTGAATGGGTTAAAGACTATGATACTGTTGGTGTTGCTGCCGATACTTTAGGCAATAAGAAAGCAGGAGGTTGCATTCGCGCTTGTATTAAAGGTACAACATTTCAAGCATTAGGATATAGATGGGCATGGAAAGGTGAGCAACCTAAGTTAGTAGAAAATAGAGTGAATCGTCGCGGTGTTGTCTATGGTATAGAATTACAAACTGGGCGTAAGAAACTATGGAAGTCTCAGGCAGAAGCTGCAAAAGAAATAACTGGTAAGAGTGCCAGTAATCTAATCATTTTTAACTCATTAGAAAGTCCAAATACAAATAAGTTACAAGCAAAGGGATGGTATTTGTTTAGGGATAAGAGTGATGCATTAAGTGATTGGAAACCTGCGACTAAGAATAGGGGTAGTGAGTATTATAAAAAACTTGCTGCCAAAAGTAATGCAAAAAGAAAACGCCCTGTAAGAGGCGTTAACATAAAGACGGGAGAGACAGTTTGTTTCAATAGTATCAGTGAAGCATCATTCTTCATTAAAGGAAAAGGTAATTATAAAGCAACTCCTGGAATTAGCAACAACATCAAGCACATTCAGAATGGTGAAACTTGGCGTTATGCCTTTGGTTATAAATGGTATTATCTTTAATGCTGATACAAAACTATCAGATTTTACAAGAATCAATATGAATCACAGAAGGTGTATGATTATTCCAATGTCTTACAGCATTAGCAATAATAAAACCATTAGTAATCAAATAAGAAAGAAAGATAACAGTACGAATCACTGCTATCTTATCAGACTCTTTATCACACTTAGATGCTTTCTCTCCTAATGCTTTTGCCCACCATCTCCAAGCACTTTTAGGTTTCATAAATTGACTTTCTTGATTTAATATAATTTAACTCTTTCCATTGATTCTTATAACACAAGACTAATAATCTCTCATTACGATGAATACTACATGCTTCATAATTGATAATATCTTTTGGTCTTGTAGTCACTTCAATTGTAACATACTCCTTATCAGCAAAGTAAACCCATCCTTCAATATGAGGTTTCCACTTTACATAATCATTTACCTTGGGAACATACATTGCTCTAATGGAGTGAGTTTAAGTTGCATTGCTGAATATGGACTTGTATCTTCTATTCTGACTTCTTTCCCTATTGTTTTGGAATTGACCGGAGCATAGTATTTTCCCGTTTTATGAGACCAGAATCCCCAAATGCTACTAACATGAGACTTACCGCAATAGTCGAAGTGAGAGTGATTAACAATCCAGATTGCAGTAACATTGCGTTTGAAGTCTTCAAATACATATGAGTAACCTTTGGGTGCTTTGTGTGGGAATTCAGGAATCATAAACAGCGCGGAGGTGATTGGGATTCACTCCTTTTGCAACATAGTGCTGGAGAAGTTGGTCACATTGCTCTTTAGTCAAATTCTGTGCATTCTCTTCAATCAATTCCCATCCGTTTGTGAATAGTTCTTCAATACGATATAACTGTGTCATGTGGTGAATGCCTCCAGGATACCAGATTCATAATCATCTTGTAGTGCGAACTTCTGAGCATTAACAACTCTTTCCATAATGCGATCAGTGTAGCGATCATCAAAGGATTGCTCTTCGGATAGAATCTGAAATGCTTCGGTGTCATTCTTAGCAATCAGATTAATCAGTCCGCCATATTCGGAAGAAGGAAATGGCACCCAGTAGTCAACAATATAAAGTGATTTCATTTCTCTGTGTAAATTACTCCTTGATTTTAGTATAAGGATTGGTCTTTGTCAAGCAGGCGAGTTGCCTTTCAATTTCATACTTAACAGGCAATAAATGAGAAGCAAAGAAAGCAGCATACTCTCCGTCTTGTAGAAGTTGATAAATGTTTTCAGTCTGTTGAAGTGCCAGAATCAGTTTTGTTTGTCGATTCATTAGACGAATTCTTGTAGATAATACTCAGTCGTTACATTCATTTCTTTTGCTTTCTGTTCCAAAAATGTATTAGTATAATAACGTGCTTCTTGCCATTGGAGATAACTATCAATCTCCGTCTCTGAATGCTTCATAAAATCTTCATAAGCATTCAGAAACTGTTGAATATCTTCTTCATTCATGGTGTGCTGGAATTGGATGATTATAGGATTCAAAAAGTTGTGAGTCTCTCTGAATCAAAAAAGCATTATACCCCACAATCAGAAGAGCGGCAAGAAGAAAATACCGTTTCATCAGCAGCACACCATCATTTTGATACGGGGAGATGTGTGAAACTTTGTCACTTCATAACCATATCCATGAATGCGAGCATTGGCTTCATCAATCATATCACGTTTGGAAATCAATCGCTCGCTCATTTCCTTACCTTGAAAAGAAGTGACCTGCACAAACATATTAGTCAATCCAGCGGCAGGATAGAAGTCGCAAACCATGTTACCGTCTTTGGAAATCAGTCGCATGAGGTGTCTCTCGATTACCTTTGTATTATAGGTCAGAAGGACGGCACCACGTCGTAGCGTAGTCCAGTTTGAGAACTGTCCATTCGCTCCCAGAGGGTATAGAGTTTGTTATACAATGCTGGCACACTACCATAGTCTTTAGCAATGCGAATCTCATCAATGTTTTCTAGATTTTGAAGTGCGGATAGGATAATACCCATCTCATGTACATTCAGATTTACTTGTGTTTCAGTCATCATTTCAATTCGATACGGTCAAAGATTAGCATACCCAGTTGAAAAAGTAAATCCTCATCCATATCACCCATCACACCTTTGATTGCTTCAATGATGGCACCATGCATATATTCAGTAAACTCTGGATCTTCATAGATATAATCAATCACTACAGGTTTGAGTGCATCAGCAATCTTAGAAACTGATTCAGATGAGAGTTGCATTGGTCCTGGTTGATTACCTTCATAGTATACAGCATAAAAAAGGGGGATTGCTCCCCCTGTGTGACAGTTTATCAATTGGTCTCTAAAGCATCAAACACTGTTGTCTGTGGTGTAATCTGCTGACACAATTCCCAATAGGTTGGGTCAATCTCAAATCCAATATACTTACGATCTGCCTTCACTGCCATTCTTGCAGTTGTGCCACTTCCCATAAAGGGGTCAATCACAACATCACCAGGATTTGTCCAGGAAAGAATATGATCGTAAGCAAGTTGCTCTGGCATTGTAGCAGGATGCTCATAGGCACGTTTGTTAGATTGACCAAATCCACCACTATTCTTTACTTTCCAGATATTCGTGCGAGCACCAAACTCTTTGATTTCTTTTGTCTTATTGTCTGTAATATCCAGGCTTCCATCCTTCTTACGAGCGCGAGCATTGCCCCAAGACTTATGCCCTGCCCAGGCATTTGGTTTATCCATAATGATATTGACCGCCTTTGGTTTACCCTTACTCAGAATGAAACAATACTCAAATGCCTGAGAATATCGCAGCGACTTCTCACCAGCTGCAAAAGCAATACCAGTCTTTTCGTAAATCATTGTGTCATGTAGTTTCAGACCCAAATCCATGAAATACAGTGCCTGACGAAAACTACTTCCAGTCTCACTTCCATTAATGGTGGCATCACCGACATTCCACATAATCACACCACCAGGTTTGAGCACACGCACCAACCCAGCAGCAACTTCTTTGAAAACTTCAAAATCCCACTTACTGCTGTCATTGTAAGTGCGAAGGTCATCATAGGGAGGAGAAGTTACACACAAGTCAACAGACTCTGCATCCATCTTTTGCATTCCAGTGATGCAATTTTCATTGTAAACTCTGTTTGTCTCCATGAATACCAAATGATGAAACGACTATTATATCAGAAATTAGCAGGCGAAAGCAAGCCCGCCAAGAGATGCTCCAAGTGCGGTTGCCCATCCATAATTCTTAGGATAAGCACTTGCAGCAGCACGACCAATTGCACCACCCATCACAGCACCTAAAACAGTTCTTGTGGGATTGCAGTTGGGATTTGACCTTCTACCATAGTAACTACCATACCCATATCCTCCACTATAGTATTGATTAGAAGGTCGGTATCCTTGATTAATGTTATTGCACGGCACATTATAAGTTTGCACACTGACACCACCAGGAATATAATTCCCATAAGAATCATAACCACCAGGACTATAAACTTCCTGATTCTGTGTGCAAACTGCAAATTGATTCACCTGCTGTGCTGCAACAGGTGAAGGCAATAACAGTAATAATGGTAGAAGATACTTCATACTCGTAATGAGTTGTTATTAGTAATTATACTGGAATCATCAACCGATTCGCAAAGAAGTGTGCCGCTTGCGGTAGTGACACATGCTTTTTCTCAAGCAGATACTCAAGATATAGGGTTTCTTCTTGCTCCCGTGCCTCTACTTCGTGTGGTTGATACCAATACTCATAATCTTCAACGCATTCTTTACCATAACACATTTTTCCACGACGCATCCGCAGAGAACCGACTACCCACTGGCGCAGGTGGGTCAATTCATGCAAAAGAGTTTTTATATACAACTCTTCGTCCATATGAGTGTCCAACTCAATCAGAAAGTGTCTAGGACGATAAGACTCTCCCACATAGTCACAATACCCATACACTTGCTCTCTCTTTAATCCACGATGAAGAATCTCAAGATAAATTTTATGTCTGGGTAGAAACTTATTCAGAAACCAACAGGCAACATCCTCACAGATCCGCTTGCGATAACCATATCCAGAAGTCGTAATGTAAGACATGAACCCCAGTGAAGAAACCAAACAAAAGAAGAAACAAAGATAAGTTTATGAGTTGTAGTCATCCATACCTCTCCATAAAATCTTCAAGAGTGTATTCTTCGTCAGTGCAAGTTTCTGCTATTAAGTCATCATTTATAAGTATATCGCTTCCAATCACATAAGTCAACGCTTGTAGAGGTAGGATCCGTGCCATGTTGCATTCTCAAACATTTCCTCACGGGAGTTGATAATCAGCACATTGTAACGCTCACCCTTAGCAGGTGCTTTGATGCTGGCAGGTTTGTAAACACTACCAGTCTTCTTGTCAATAAAGCAATGAATGCTGTCACGACGATCGCCAATATGCATAAAGACTTTGTGATACTTGCGACCAGAAGAATCCAGAGAGTAAAAGTAACCGTCAGGAGCATCTTGCTGCAGAGCATCACACAGCATTAGACCATACTTTACAACATTCAGGTAGATGGTGTTTCGTGCCTCTTGCTGGGCGGTGAAGTCGGCAAAGGTGGCAGTCATTGGTTTGTTGCGTATGAAGGTATTATAGGGGCACAGAGACCCCTATGGTGCGCTTAGTATGCCAGTTCCTCATCTGGCACCCAGTAGTCATCGTTTGCCAAGTATCCCATCCAATCTAATGGATCGGATCCGTAGATTTCGATTTCACGGATTTCTTCAATCAATTCGGTCAGATTCATGAGAAGTCCTTTAACTACTTTCTTATGATAGCAAAAACCCCCTGCTTTCGCAAGGGGTCGTGTGCCAGTCTTCAACCGTCACATGAAAGACAGAATGCTCTCAGATTGACTATAGATTCTTTCTTTTGTCATTTTGTAGTAATCTTCATTCATTTCAATTCCAATGAAGTTTCTACCACATTGTTTTGCGGCAACACCAATCGCCCCACTTCCCATACAAGGATCTAATACTATATCACCAATATTCGAACTTGCTTCAATCAATCTTGACATAAGTTTGACTGGTTTTGGTGTTGGGTGATCCTTATAATGTTCTATCGCATTTCTCCATACAGCAGACTTACAATGCTCGTTAAATGTAGCACCAGACTTCTTAGCAAAGACACAATTCTCTATGCTTGACAACCACATATATTGTCCGTTCATTGGAGAAGGGTTGGTTTTCTCCCATATACAGTGTCTCACAGATAGACCATGCTCTATCAGTCTGCTGCGAATATGTGAGACTTGAACTGATCCACAGAAAATATAAATGCTTCCAGAAGTTACACGCACAACCTCATCAATAAAATCATCTAGGGGGAATGTGATAATATCTGCGTGACTCTTATCAAGATTTCTAAGTCCACCACTCTTACGATTAACTTCATCGTATGGTATATCTGTAAGAGTAAGGGAAATGCTCCCATCAGCAAGTGACGGGAGCACATTCATACAATCATCGTTATAAAGTTTTATATCACTCATATGTCTTCCAATTTATAATCATTTATTCATTTGTAGAGTTGGCACAGGCATACCACCTTCAGTCGGAACATAGATGGTTACGTTACCATTCTTACTACCATCTTCCAGACCAGTGATATACAGATACTGGAGATATTCGCGGTTATCTTTTAGAGAGTTGCCGATGATTTGGTTTGCCTTAGCAACACCCTGAGCACGAATCACTTCAGCATCAGCAAGTTGTTGAGCACTATCTTTCTTTGCTTGTGCTTCCAACACTGCTACCTGACGAGTATATTCTGCCTTCTGCAGTTCTGCTTTACCTTGAAGAGATTGTGCCCACACATTATAGAGAGGACCAACCACTGCGTTGATAATCATCAGTGAAAACACAAATGATACACAAATGATACCAAAATTACGGATAGTGTTATCAGGTTTCATTTAGAAGAACCTCCAGTGGGTTTAAATATCAAATTAGCAAGGAAGATAATAGCAAAGTTCTGCCAGAAGGTCAAGGATACATTGAACCAAGACAGAATCAGTCCAAGCAACCACGCTTCAAATAAGATGCTAACAGTTACAATAACAATAGCAACAGAAACAGCACCAATAGCAGTAGAAGTTTTCATAGGTCAAACAGCAAGAGCACCAGAAGGAATCTCTACAACTTCAGGCAGTTTGGTATCGTCAAACTGGTGCATATTGTAGCAGACCCATTCACCGTTACGGAAGACATAAGCATACTCTTCACTATTGTCGGGAAGAAGATACTCACACAGGTCAGCATCAAGGCGAGGAGGGCAATTCTCACCTCTTTCGCTATAATGAAGGGGTCCATAATAACCACGTTGAGTTTTACCTTCTGAAGTGTAAAATCCATCATCAGTCCAAAGGCAACTTACATCTCCACCATCCACAAGTGCCTCAACTTTCTTACGGGTATTATAATGGGTGCGGAGAATACGACCCGCCCACTCAGGATACCCATCATAATGCGAGTAGATTGAGAGGATACTTCCGTCAGAAAGTTCAAGACCTACGCGACTTCTGGTGCTCATTTGGGGCGTTTCGTTGATTACCTTCTTATTATAGAATCTCCTATGCTCCTTTCAGCGTCTCCTGTGCCACTTCCTCAACTGTCACAAGGTCTCTATACCTTTTCCATTTTTTAGTGCGAAGATTACGAATACCTGCTTTACTATATCCTTGTTTCTGAGCCCAATCGTGTATTGATTTAATGATTAATTCTGTCCCATCTTTATACACAATCAACCACATTTTAGCATTTCTATTATTAGCACCTTTTTGATTCTTATTGCGTTTAAGGGCGTTTTCTCTTGCTTTTCTTTTTTGTAACTCTGAAGTTGGTCGCCCTTTATTTGTTTGATGTCCTTGCTTAAATGCTGTTGGTGGTTGGCAAGGAATACCCTCAACATAATTATCAGGATTGTCTTCTATCCAGACAGGACCATCTATACCAAGACACTCATTCAGTGTCTGAACGTAAAGTTTATTCATTCTTGTCTTAAACGTCGCAATATTATTTATATTAAAAGAGGAGCATTTCTGCTCCTCATTTTGCTTTAAGTTGCGACGCTTAAGCATCATTATTTATTATAAAGGGTCTCCCAGCAACCCAGGAGACCCAGTGTGACACTTCTCAAACTGTCACTCAGTCTTCATAAATCCTACACTCAAGCGCGTCAGGATTGGCATCGCAATAGAGCTCAAAGGCATTTGGATCATAATCATCATCGGGGTGATTTGCTTTATATGCTTTAAGTGCTTCTAATTCTTCTTCTGTGTGTCTTCTTGCTTGTGGAGAGATTGTTGGGTTACTCAGAAGATCCTCATCCTTCTGAATGTGCTGATTGATGTTATCCATTGTTTTGTATCGTGATGATAATATTTATTTTATCGGGGGGTGCAATCACCTTTCCCTTCCAATGACCTTACCATAAGTTCAGTAAACTTTTCCATTTTTTCGGCAGAAACTGTTTGCGGACACCAAGTAATAGCATCTTTGAGTGCTACAAGTTCATCCCATTCTTCTTTCGTAAGAGTTTCAGGTCCAGTTTTTGCGAGAGTCATAAGTTTCTTGCGATGTGTCCCAATGTTAGCATTCTATAACATAACTATCTAGAAACTTAATGATTTCTTTGGGATTGCTTCACACTACTTAATGAAATCTTCAAGAGCATCAAGGTCATCTTTGAGTTCTTGTTCTTGTTTTTTGTCGTGATAGTAAGACCAAAGAGAATTATGCACATCCATAAGATTGTCAATCCAAAATCCCGATGGATATACACCCAAAGCATCCATAAGACCCCTATGTGAAGTGCCTTCACTTTCTGCCTTACACATAATATAGCAGATTGCCTGAATCATATCAAGTTTATCTTCTTCAGAAAGCATAAAATACTTTCCTACTGCCCTTTCTTTTGCCTCTTTATGCTCTTTTTGTAGTTGTTTACAAGCATCAGAGTCCCACCACTCCTGCATTGCTTTACCAAACTCATTGGGTTGCTTTTCAGTCATCATTATTCCTCCATTCCAATTGATTGAGTTACTTTTTTCATAATATAAGACCCTTCTCCATTATCAATCCATTCTACTTGATCCCCTTCCTTCAGATTTGCTGCTTCTAGAAGGTCATCGGGAAGATTTACAATCACATCACCAGTTAGTCCATCAACCTCAGTGGGAAGCACCCATTTTTTGACTTTATCATAGTCAGCATCAAGTTGTGCTCGCTTATCATAATACTCTGCCTCACGCAGATTATACTCACGACACTTCTCTTTCTCTTGATCCGATGCTGCCTTATCGCACATCGCATTTAGTTCTTCTTCTGTATATTGATTATTCTCTTCCCAGAAAGAAGTCCAAGACTTTTTACACTCTTCTGAGTGGTCATTCTTATCACAACTTAGATGATTTTTCCCATTACCATTCAGAAGAGCAAGTAATTCATAACAACGACCTGTATGATGTTTGAAGTAGTGATACTCTTCTTCTACAACTTTTTTGATGACATCATAGATTTCTTGTGGAGTTGCTTCTGAGGAAAGCAGAGCATCACTCATCCACTTCTCCAGATTTTCAAGAGAATACTTCTTGTAGTCAAAGTCCATCGGTAAAGTCCTTGATTGCTTGCTGCTATCATACCATAGTTATTAAGACTTGTCTAGGCATTAATCCAATTTTTCAACTGTCCACCCCTTGTAGGTTTTCTTTTCTCCCCGACCCACTTTATTCATAGCACTCCTATCTAAATGGGGATTTTCTTTGCAAAATTCACTCATACTGTCAATTATTATTTCAGTCCCATCTTCATGTTTCAGATAATATTTGATAAGTTTTCTGCCAATTTTCATTTTTAACAGAGTTTCTGGTGTTCTTTTATATTTTCCTGCACCTCTTCTTATGTTTGATTCTGTTATTTTTCTTTTATGCTCTTCTGTAAGTTTTTTGCCAGAATGAACCTTACTAAGATATAATTTTTGCTCTTCACTCATAATATAACCAGAAGGACCATCTCCACCATCAGTTTTGTTTCTTAAAATACCAGTCCCAATATCTTTTCTACCAAACACAGCAATCATATACTTTTCGTGCTTAAATGCTTCTTCCTCTTTTAGATTTTGTTTTAAGAAAATTATTCTTGTTTTATCTTTTGGTGGATAAACTTCACCTTTTCCTTTTTTATTCACTCTATTACCTTTCCCCTTACCAATGTAGTAGGGTGTTCCGTCTTCACGCAAATATGCGTAAGTGTAGTATTCCATCTGCTTTTTGTTTGTGGTAATACTATTTATACAAGAAAAGGAGCATTTCTGCTCCCACTCTTTGCTCTTGAATAACCACAAACAAAAGCATTATTATTTATCAGCAGTATAATCTTGTATTGCTTGTTGTATGATAATTTGAATCTCTTTACTCGTGAGATTATTCATCCAACTCCAATTTGGGTCATCTTTATTCCAATCAACGGTATAAGACCCATCTTCATTCTTGGTAAATCTTAAAGAATCATTCTCTGGGTTTGGGTTGATTACAGACATTACAATAAAAACTAAACTTTTCTTTGAAGTATTTTACAGGTTGATAGTGCTCGGAGTCAAGTGGTTTTTCTTCTTCACACTTACTACAAGTCCTTGTCTTTTTTATTGGACTTTCGGAGTTTTTTGAGGTCTTTGAGCTCCATTTTAATATTTTTGTAAGCAGTGTCCGCATCTATCTTATCTCCCATCTCAAGGGCAACAATAATCTCTACTCTTGTGCCAAAATGTGCTAATGCTTTCTCAAAACTACTTAGATCTTCATACATCGTAATTAATCCTACAACGCTCAGCAATGATATCTATACGAGCATCAAGAGAGTTTTCCATACGATACAATTCGTTGGTCAATTCTACATTTTCTTCTTCAAGTCTTTCAACTTTTGCTTCCAATTCATACAGTCTTTTATAAACATCATCCATTGGAATGTCGTCATCAAAAGTCCATTTTTTAAACCAACTCATATCAATCCCACCGATTTTAGATATTTTTGGTATACCATAAAACGTTGAAGAGAAGGAGTAACTCCAAGACTCTCACAACACCTACAATATGAAATAAATTCATACCAAGGCGCTGTTGGGTCAGTATCACTCACAATTTGCCTCCCACAGTCCCTTCATGAGTTTTGGTCTCAGGGAAACCTTCCTGAAGTCCTTTAAGATAAAAACGGGTTGCTGATATACATTGCTCTTCAGTGAGAGATGTGACCAGTCCTTTACCTTCAAGGTCGGTTGAGTCCCAGAGTCCATACTTTTTTTGCTCCACATAAAAGCAATCGTCAATTAGTTTCTTTTCGCTCATTAACTTGCTTAACAGTTTCGTGGAGTTGTTTTAGTGCCTCAATGGTTTCAGGAGTTTCTTCCCACTCCCAAGAGTTTCCATTTTTATCAATAAAAGTTCGTTCAGTCATTGTTTCAAATGTTTGTATAGTTCAATAAAATTTGCGTGTCCTTTCCAGAATATACCACCAATTATTAATAAATCAAGAAGTAAGAGAACACCAAGCATTAAAATAATTGGAGTAGTTTCACTCTTCATACTTATAACTCAGTTTGATGTCTTTTTTCTTTAGTTTATAACGATCAATGTGTTTTTGACGATTGTGTTCGCTGTCAAAATAACACTTTCTAACTTCATTTCCATCTTTGTAAACAAGTTTCCAGGGAAATTGATCGAAAGGAAATTCTTCAGTGTAATCCATTAGGTTGGTTGCTCTACCCTCTGAGTATAGACCAGATCGAACAGTTCGTCAAGTATTTCGGAGCAGTTGTGGTACTCCTTACTGTTAAGGACTGTTTTATCATACTGATAACGACGAACAGAATTGTAAATGATTTTATATTGTTCAGGTGTAAAATTCATTTTTGATTTAGTGTAATGTTTTTTCCTTCATTAAAACCTAGTTGATAAGCAGTTTCTAACCATTTTTGAATAACTTTGTTTTTCTCAAATGGGTCTGGGCAGGTAAAATCTGTTTTTACTCTTGGTTGAATCTCATCAAACCAACTTTTAAATTTTCTGTAATCCATTTTAAAAATAGTTAAAATTTATAACAACTCGAACCTTTTCATCGGTACAAGTAGATCCAGTATGCATTAATCTAGAATCAAAGATAGCTATTCTGTTTTCAATACTATCAATAACTGCTCCATCTTCAAAAGCAGTATATCCATTATTTGTATTCATATACAAAATAGCTGTTTTTGATTTGTGATCTTCTTTTAAATTTAAAATATCAATATGATATCCGTGTTCAATATGTGTTTCAGTTCTTGTTAGTAAATTTGCTTTGATTCTCATAATAGAAGTTGGATCAATAACTTCTAATAAAGGCAATATAGCACTGTAATATTGACTTCTTGGAGAAAATGCATCATAAAAGGTATGAGTAAATTGATAATTATTTGGATGTTTGTCGTTATCATCAACTACACCATCATTATAATACCAAGGAAAATCTCCATCATTGAGCATCAACTCTTGAAGTTCCTTAAAATATTCTTCACTTAAAAAGTTATCAATTACTTTAATCAAATCCATTTTGAATTATTTCAATAATTATATCTATGTCTATGATGGGAAGACAGTTTTACAATCTGGACACTTCCAATACTCCATTTCCCAAGTTTCTGGATTTCTACCTCCCAATAACTTAGAGTGAAATGCTCCAGGTTCACAAGTGAACTTGAGAGCATCAGAGATTTCAGCATCTACTAAATTACACTTACAAGATGGGCAATTTCTCCAAGTGAGTGGTTGGCGATTGAGTTCCATTTACTTTAAATACTGTTGTTTTTCTGTATCAAACTTGGACCAATTTGCAATTTTGAGGCACATTAAAATAGTTTCATGCTTACGATCATATAAGTGCCAATTACCAGAAACTTTGGCATTATACCTACGTTGATAGGCGCAACACCAAACATTTTTGTAAATTTTTTCTTTTTCAGTTAGATTCACTTTCTTTCAACTTATCAAGATATTTAGAAATAGCATCAATAAAATCACTTTCCGTCCAAGTATTAAACATTGATTCTTGTGGATCATTTTGATCCCAAGAAATATCAAATGTTCCATCTTTATTTTTTTCTACTTTAATGGTCATAATCATCATCCCAAGGTGCAGGTTTATTCATAAGTTCTCTAACTCTCTCCACTATAGCAGGATCTGGTGGTTGATTCAATCGTTCTACAAGAGCATCAAAGTCTTTTGCAGGCAACACAATGCGTTCAGGGGGATAACTTCCTTTACCCCAAAACTTTTCAAACTCCCACTTATAATTTATATCGTGCCATCCACCATTCAGAGAGTGCCAAAACTCTCCCCATACATGATAATCATCAAAACGAAACCCCTGATGGGACATCAAACGATACCACCACCAGAATGGCGTATAACGAAGAAATCTATTTGAGATAATCCACTTGTTGATTAAGACCACCTACCTAACCTCAACTTGCGTTCAGGTGAAATGGTTGGATTATAACAATCATCATAAGGATAGATGTATTCACACATCCATCCCCAAGATAATGCTTCCCAGAAGTCATCAGGAAAGTGCTCAACGGTCTCATAGCAATCTATGATATACCTAATGTTGAAAAATCCCTCACGAAACCATTCCCATTTGGTCATCTGCCAGTATTCTTTCCAGGTCATTTTCCTTCCAAAATATCAAGTTGATCGGCAGCATAAGCACCAAAGTCAAACTCACAATCATCACCACAATATCCTTCCAAATGATCAATCAGGAAGTCATCAAAGGCAAGAAATACCTGAATAGCACGACGCTTATCGTGATCAACAATTGCAGTATGAGGAGATGCAATAATTTTGGTTACGATCTCAAAAAGTTCTTTTTTATCCACAGTTGGGCATCCAGAGTGTAGAAAGTTTGTTTTTCTTTGCAGTGATGTTAAAGTGATCAATTTGACCATTCTTATGATAGATTCCACACCAGAGGAATCCATCATCCATCATCTCAAAGTGAATCATATCAATGTCCCTGACGACAATCTCATCAGGATTCTTTTCGTCGTTCATTGTGCCTCCATCGCAGCATCTTGAACAATTTGTGAGAGTTCCATCAGTTCCCGTTTCATTTCAGGTGTGGATGTCTTTGCAACCTCATCATAGAGCACTGTGAGTGCCGTTGTCAAGAGAATCAGTTGTCTATATGTGAGGTTCATTGATAAGGATTCTTGAGATTGTTCAGGATAGCAGCAAAGAAAGCAACACGATCTTTGTCGTATTCTACATCAACTGAATGAGAATTACAAAAATCTACAATGGTTTTTTCAAGACGATCTGGATAACAATGATTGAATCTTCCATAAGTAATGTGATTCTCAAACTGTTCACGCATCATCTCAAAGAGTTGGAAAATCTCTTGTTGAGTGATTTCTACTTCTCGTTCGGTTGGTGAATGTCCTTTAAATTTGATATTCATTTCAGTTCTCCATAAAGTTCCAGAATACGACGAGCAACAACGATAGAAAGTTGTTTGTTGCCGATGGACATATCTTCGGTAATGTTTTTAGAACCTTCTTCGTGTCCTTTTTCACTGGACTTAATGTAAACTCCACCATTATCTGCTTGGAGTTCTACACGATAAGTCATTCCTTCCACTTCGTCACAAAGTTCATAAACATCAGTCAAACTATGAAGGATTTCAGTTCCAGGAACAATGTTGTAGGGTTGAAAAGTCATCACAATAATGGGTGTTTATGGGTGTATTATAGGGTATTTTATGGATTTGTAGAGTGCCCTTGTACCAGTTTCCTAACTGTCCTATGATAGATTAAAATGCAAATGAGTTTGCCAAGTTCCAATAGTTTTATCCCGAAGCATATTTGCAATCAGGTGAGGAATAAATCGCGTATACTTATCCAGAAACTCTCGCTCTGTAAGTTCATCACATCCGCGTAGATAATGATCATAACGAACAAAGTTTGCAAATCTTTCATACTCATAATCTCTTTCTCCATTAAGGTCATAACGGCAGATTTGTAACCAAATAGATCTACCTTCACCAGTCGCACAGTAATCAATCGCAAAGAAACGATAGAGTGGTTGTTCCCTTTCTTGTCGTTCAATTTCTGCAAGTTCTTTCATAGCATCATCATACTTGTGAATTGCTTCCATTCCACATTCAAGTGCTTTCTTCCGTGATTCTTCGTTCATTGTTTTGTCTCACTCGTTCAAGATATTCATTACCCTGTTGATGCAATGCTTCAATCAGTGCGTTGATGTCATCAATAGAAACTACATCAAACTCATCATTGAGGTTCTCACACCGTATGGCATCAAGCATACATTCAAGTGTCATTGCCTGCATATGTTCTGGTGTGATTGGTGTGCCGTGAGGAAGAGAAGCACATTCATCATTGTAGAAGGCATTATATCGTGAGAGAACTGTTCTACTTCTTTCCTCTCGTTCCCACTGATCCTTTTCAATTTCAGCAAGACGCAACATAGCATCCCCGTGTTTCTCATAGATTTCATCAAGGGCATCAAGAGCCTTGCGTTCTGCTTCACGACGCTCAGCTTCCTCAAACATTGCATCAGGGTATGGTTCTTGATTTCTCATAAGTTCTCTCAACTTCTGTTTGCCGTATTCAGTCAATTCGTGCTTTTTGTTGCGGAGTTCTTCTATTTCTTCTGGAGTAAGAAAAACCCAAGGCATATCATCGTTCATCGTAAGGTCTCCTTCATTCTCCTCACACATTTGTTCCATTGTAGCACATCAATAGAACCTTCACTCTCTTTTGGTATCCATCCAGCAACAATATCTACAAGTCTATCAGTCATTACATCACACTCAATACCATATCCAACTTTCTTTCCAACTTCTTCCCAAATCAACTCATAAAGAGTTGGAGGTTTATTCTTCTCAAAGTATTCTTCCATCACTTTGATAAAATCAGGTTTTTCAGTCATACTTCCCACCTTTTACTTCATTAAACCAAAGTCCTTCAAGAAGTCGTTCAGTTTCTTTATCAGTCACCATCACAAGTCTTGAAGCATTATCCCAGAAATCCTCTTCTTTTTCTCTTCTCCACCACACAACATACCCATACTCATCAGTATATTCAATACGATAATAAGTTTTCTTATTATAAAAGACAATATGAACTTCACCAGACCTTTCTGCTTCCATTCTTGGTTGAGATTTATCATTATAATAATCATCTTCTCTCACCTTCTCTTCATATGCTGCCTGAAAACCTGCTTGGAAACCTGCCCATCTCATATCTTCAGTTTCAGAAATACTCTTTTCAGTTGAAGGATATTCACCCCACCAATCTTTGTATGCTTCTTCTACTGGTGATTTATGTGTTTCAATCTCTTCCAAAAAGGCAAGTTTGGATTTGAGCATTTTGATTTCTTGTTTTAGAAGTTCAATTTCTTTATTGGAATTCATTTGTTTCAGATAAGGAGTAGCATCCATCACACCATCTTTGATTGCTTGTCTAAAAGCATTACGCAGACCTTCATCTACTTGCTCTGGTGTTTGTGGAGTTGGTTGAAATTCAGTCATTTTCTAATCACAGCAATTACTTTACGATTTGGATACTTCTCTACAATTATATCACGAGCACTCTCATAATCAATAGCATCCTTTACGGTTTCATAATACACAGTTTTATCTGCGTCATCCCAAGTTTGAACTTCGTAAGTCAT